CATCGCCTACGACCGCACCGGCGCTGACGACCAGTGGTACATCTCCGAACTGCGCCGGTGGGCGAACCTGATCCGCAACATTCTCGAACCACTGAAACGCATCGAAGTCACCACCCCATGCCCGGTGTGCGGGAAACGCACATGGCTTGACCTAGACGGCAAGGAGATGATCTTCCCCGTCGTCATCCAATACCGGTTGCCGAAAACAGGTGAAGCGATTCACCCGAATGCGATCTGCCGAGCATGCGAAACGGTCTGGGAAGGAATCGCCGCAGTGGAAGAACTTGGGGAGGAACTCAACGAACGACACGCCGGATGAAAACTGACCACACCACGCACCCGAATGTGGCACAATTGTGAGTGCCTCGGTGGACTATGTCCCGAGGCGTTCTTGTTTAAACTTCCGGGACCGCGGGCACACCATAGCCGACATGATCGGCCAAGCCGCCGAGTCACCGGAACCTTCCACCCGCCCCACACAGGTATGTTACCCCCACCGGATTGCTGATGGCATGCGGTCAGCGTGGACGCAGAACATCCTGTGCGGAGGTGGGCATACTTCGGCCCGCAATAGCCGAACGACGGTAGCGGCAATACGCCGACCGTCACAACCGGTTGCAGTGACGGGAGAAACCACTGCAACCGGTCGCGGGTGACGGGCTGGTCCTCACATTCGGGTAGGACCCAGCCCGCACCCGCCCCCTCCACCCCGGCTGTCGCGAGCCGGTGTCGCCACGCGTCGAGCCCCGTCGCAGGCGACCACAAACACAGGTCACATGACGTCCACGGGATGTCCGGCTTGTCACAACCGCTGACTGTTCCCCCCAACAGGCAGCGGCCCTTGAATCCGTAGCTCAATGGAAGAGCGCCCGCCTGTCACGCGGGAGACGCAGGTTCGATTCCTGCCGGGGTCGCAAGCGAGACGCGAGCAGTCGACGCGTAGACAGCTCGGACGCAGCAGGTAGCTCCTGATGCGGCTGGGATCTGTACCCCGTTTCGCCCACTTCTATGCCCTTCCGGTCGTTGCTGCAGCGGCGAGGGCGCGCGACTGTACGTACCGGACGAACACCGGTCGCGCTTTTGTCACATAGAGGAGATCAACGATGACCGAGCTCGGCTGGTGGGCAATCTCGGGCGCTGCCCTCATGGCTGCACTGAAGCGAGCCAACGACGGCGAAGACGCCGACCTGATCTACCTCGAGTTGTACGCGAACACGGAGACCAAAGATGCCTGAGCCTGTCGGTCGGGATGGGTTCGGAGCAGCGCTGTACCAGCACCAGGTGTCACCACTGCACGAAGCCGCCACCAGCGTCAGCCAACGCATCAGCGACGATGCTCGAGCCGCAATGATGCGGATGCTCGAAGCCAACGACCACGACGAAAGCTAGAACCTCATGGCCATGCGTGTGTGCTCCGAACCAGGATGCCCAACACTTGTGACCGAAGCCGGCCGATGCGTCGAACACCGGCGAGTGCAGGAACGTAGGCGAGGGTCACGCCAAGCCCGAGGGTACGACGTCGAACACGACAGACTCCGAGCCACATGGCAACCAGTAGTCGAAGCCGGCACCGTCAACTGCGCACGATGCGGTGCACTCATCCGCATAGGCGAACCCTGGGACCTCGGCCACAACGACGACGACCGCACCAAGTACAACGGCCCCGAGCACCGCACCTGCAACCGTGCAGCCGGAGGCAGAGCAGCACACCCCACCCACACCCGCTCCACGTAGCCGACACACACCACCAGGCGACCTCGAACCCGAAGCAAGCCCCCTCGACCTCTCACCAACCCCTCAGGGGGTGGGGAGGGTACCTCTGGGGGAACACTTTCTCAGTACCGCCGGGGAGGTGCCTCGCAGTTCACAGACCTGAAATGTTCCCAGAGGGGGTGTTCCGATGCCGGATTCGACGACACCTGATGCACCCGAGGGCCTTGCTGCCGGTGGCCTTTCCCTGTGGGCGGCCATCGTCGACGAGCACGAGCTCAGCGCTCTGCAGTTGGTCACACTGACGGAAGCGTGCCGCGCGAAGGACCGCCTCGACAAGCTCGACGATCTTCTCCGAGGCGACGCCGAGACGTGGATGCACCTCACTCACCGGCTCCAGACTGAGGACTACGAGCTGAAGATCGATGCTGCTCTGTCGAGCGCGAACGTGACCGCGAATCTGATGAAGCAACTTCTTGCCGCCCTCCGGCTTCCGGACGAGGCGACGGGGAAGCGTCCGCAGCAGCGTGGCGGTGCTCGTGGCGCCTACAAACCCTCTGAGACGAACGCTCGAGTGTCGAGTCTTGACCGTGCGAGGCAGCGGGCGTCGGGAGCGAAATGACCTTCCGGCCGTTGTTTGAGGGGCAGGTTTGTTCCCTCGGCTACGAGCTGATCGACTTTATCGAGACGTGGATGGTTCACGGTCCTGGGGATGTCGAGGGAACCCCGGTTGAGGTTGACGAAGAGATGTCGGACTTCATCATCGAGTGCTACCGGTTGGATCCGCTGACGGGTCATCGTGAGTACGACGAGGGTGTCCTGTCTCGTGCGAAGGGCCGTGCGAAGTCTGAGATCGCCGGCTTCATCGTCGTGCTCGAGGCTTACGCACCAGTGCGGTTCTCGCACTGGGACGAGAACGGGCAGCCTGTCGGTCGCAAGGTCGTGTCGCCGGTCATAAAGTGCATGGCGACGGAAGAGTCTCAGGCTGGGAACACGTTCGAGAATGCCGCGTACATCATCAACTACGGGCTGGAGCACTACCCCGAGGTTTACGCCGGTTCGACCGGTATGCGCGAGGTCCTCGCCGCGACGAAGATCTACCTTCCGGATGGTGGCTACCTCGCGTCGGTGACTTCGGGCGCTTCGTCGAAGGATGGCGGCAAAGAGACATTCGTCGTCGCCGACGAGACCCACCTGTACGTGCTGCGCGAGCTCAAGCGCATGTTCGAGACGATGGCGCGGAACCTCTCGAAGAGGAAGCTCGCCGAACCGTGGTTACTGCAGACGTCGACCGCCTACCGGCCGGGTGAGATGTCTGTGTTCGAGGACACCCTGACCGCGTGGCGGAAGAAGGAGCTGTCGGCTCGGGTCTATGTGGATCACCGCGAGGCCAAGGGCAAGATCGACATCACCGATCACGACCATACGATCCGGCAGCTCGAGTACGTCTACGGGGCATCCACGGTGTGGCAGGACATGGAGCGCAAGTGGCGCGACATGAACGACCCCCGCATCTGCCCAGATGAAGAGACGGCCGCGCGCTACTACCTGAACCGCCCACTGTCGTCGCAGGACGCATGGATTCCGGTGGCTGTCATCGAGCGTCAGGACGTCACCGCCGAGCTTCCCGAAGGCGAGAAAGTCGACAAGCGGCCCTCTGCGGTTATCGCGCCCAACGAGCAGATCGCTCTCGGGTTCGATGGCAGCCTCAACGACGACTCGACAGTCCTCATCGCCTCACGCATGTCTGACGGTCTGATCTTCCCGATCAAGATCTGGTCGAAGCCCACGGGCCCGGCCGGCGCCTGGTGGGAAGTGCCCCGCGCGGATGTTGTCGCGACGATCGTGGAAACGTTCGAGCGCTACACGGTGTCTCGGATGTACGCCGACCCGCACGAGTGGCGCACAGACATCGACGACCTCGCGGAGAAGCTCGGCGAAGACCGAGTCATCCCGTGGGCAACCTCCCGATTCGTTCCAATGGCCGCGGCGCTCGATCGACTTCACGTCGACCTGAAAACCGGTCAGGCATGGCATTCGGGAGATCCGGTGCTCATGGAGCACTTCCGCAACGCCTACGTCAACAAGCGGGGCATTCATCGTCTGGTTCGGAAAGAGAACCCGAACAGCGAACGAAAGATCGACTCCGTTGTCGGGGCGTCTCTGGCCTATGAGGCACGAGCGGACGCGATCAAAGACGGCTGGGTGCCGATCAAACCCCGATCCAAAGTGCGCGTGTGGACCTGAAAGGAGGTCGTCTTGACGACCGAAATGGAGGCCACACGTGATCGTCTTCTTGGGGCGCTGCGTCGCAGCACGCCGGCACTGAGGAAGAACGATCTGTACTTCGAGGGTGAGCAGCCACTTCGGTTCATCGCACCCGCGTTGGAGCAGCAGTTGGGGTACCGACTGTCGCCGATCGTGATCAACATGGCTCGCTATGTCACTGATGTCTACGACACTCGGATGGACATTGAGGGTTTCCGGTTCGCCGGGCAGGACTCCTCCGATGAGGAACTGTGGTCGATCTTCCAGCAGAACGACGGTCCGCTGCTCTCGCAACAGGCGCACCGTGAGTCTCTGGCCCTCGGGCGGTCGTATGCGATCGTCGGCGAGGGTGACGACCCGGAGGTTCCGCTACTGACCGTGGAGTCGCCGTTCGAGGCGATCCACGAGGACGATCCGCGCACCCACGAGGTGAAGAACGGCGTCAAAATCTGGACCGAGCTCGACAAGACCAAGTTCGTGTCGTTCTATCACCCGAACGGCCGGCAGACCTGGTACAAAAAGGGCAATCTGTGGGTTGAGGACTCCGTTGAGGAGAACGACTTCGATCTGTGCCGTCTGGTCCCGCTGGTGAACGATCCGCGGATCCTGGGTCGGTTCCGGATGGGGAAGTTCGACCAGCGCCTCGGCAGGTCGGTTTTCCACGATCTGATCCCGTTGATGGATGCGCTGAACAAGATCGCATCCGACATGATGGTGTCCGCTGAGTTCCATGCCCTCCCTCGCCGGTGGGCTACTGGGCTTGATGAGGGCGACTTCATAGATGAGGCGACCGGTGAGCCGGTGGACACGTTTTCGTTGATCGCTGGCCGCATGTGGGGAACCGAGTCGGAGAAGGCTCGGTTCGGGCAGTTCGCGGAAGCGGAACTGACGAACTTCCACAACACGACGAAGCTGCTTACGCAGCAGGCGGCGATGCTCGTGGCGCTCCCCCCGCACTACACGACGTTCACGGGTGACAACCCCGCTTCGGCTGATGCGATCCGTTCTGCGGAGTCGCCTCTGGTGAAGCGGGTAGAGCGGAAGCAGCAGGCGCTCGCCTCGAGGTGGGAGCGACTGCAGCGACTGACGCTGCTCACCCTCGGTTACCCGGACACGCCAGAGGCTCGCCAGATCGAGACTCTGTGGGCTGACGCTTCGACGCCGACGATCGCGCAGAAGGCTGACGCGATCGTGAAGCTCGTGCAGGCACGTGATGCTCAGGGCCGCTCGATCCTGCCCATCCAGCAGGCTCGCGAGGACCTCGGCTACACCGCCACGGTCCAGTCGCGGATGGCCGATTGGGACATGGAGAACACCATTGATCCTCAGTTGGCCGCAGCGAACAGGGAGCTAGCCGATGCCGCAGCTCCAGGCAGCTGACTACTACTGGAACCAGCAACGCCTCACGGTGACCACGGTCGCGGCAGCGCGGAAGATCTGGAAAGGGATGGACGACGACTTCGACCGATCATGGTCGACAGTCGGTCCTGCCCTTCTGGAGACGGTGCAACTCGGGCGTACAGCAGTTGCGCGCACGTCGATGACGATCACGGCTGATCTCCTCACGGAGACCGATCAGGTCGCGCCGTCGGTGGGCGCCGTGAACCCTGCCGCGTTCGTTATCGCCGCGCCGGACGGTCGTTCGATGGGCTCACTGCTGAACGAAGCTGTGATCCAGACCAAGATGGCAGTCGTCGAGGGCCAGTCGACCGGAATCGCCCTGGCGACTGGTGAGCAGTGGCTAACGCAGACGCTGCTGACCGTCATGGCCGACACGGGCCGGGGCGTGGTGAGCGCGGACATCGCGTCTCGCCCAGCGTTGGCCGGATTCGTGCGCGTGCTAAACCCGCCGTCCTGCCCGCGCTGTGTGATCCTCGCCGGCAAGTGGTTCCGATGGAACGAAGGCTTTCTCCGCCACCCGCGGTGCGACTGCAAGCATGTGCCTGCCGGGAACGAGAACTGGGCGAAGGCCGAGGGATTCATCACCGACCCCTACGAGTACTTCCATTCTATGCCGACGGCCGAGCAGGACCGAGTGTGGGGTCGCATCGACGCGCGAGCGATCCGTGACGGTGCTGACATTTACCGGGTGGAGAACATCAAGCTCCGCGGACTCGCCACAGCGAAGGGGAAGCTGCGCTACGGCACACCCTCCCGGCGCACAGTGGATGACATCTACCGCACTGCCGGGACGCGAGCGAACGCGATCAGGATGATGCAGGACGAAGGCTTCATTACCGGGCCGCAGACTCGCGGCGGGAACATCCTCGGGGCGCGTGAAGGATTCGGCCAGCTGGGTAAGGGCGGACAGGCGAAAGCCGCGACCGAAGCAGTGACCGCTGCTAGAGCGACCGGTGTTCGGGATCCTCTGAACCGGTACACGATGACCGCGGCCGAACGGCGGCTGTATGACGCCAACTATCGGCTGCGTGAAGCCCGCGCGACAGGGAACTTCCCTCGATCGATCGGCGCGAACTCCGCAGACAAGTTCACGAGGCCTGTTCCGATCACCCCGAAGCAGCTCGCCACCCTCGAGCGCGACCTGCAGAACGAGTTGAAGAAGCTCGCGAACGCGCCCGCCTCTGTGAAGCGGCTCGCGAAGCTGCTCGGGCTCTCCTAACTTTCCGCCATCTGGTGGAAGCGTCCACGCGAACGACCATCGCGGTGTGTGCCGACGGGCCAAAAACGGTGTGCCGACGGGCCGAAAACGGATCGAAAGAGGAACAAGCCATGTCACTGAACACGTTCACCAAGCCTCGGACTTACGGGCCGCGGAAGCTGACCAAACTCGACCTGATGGGGATCCGCTTCATGGTCCCCCCGGCCGATGACGGCGCATTCACTCCGCCGGCATCGCAGGAAGAACTCGACAAGATCATCAACGGCGCGACGGCGAAAGTACACAAGCGCTACGAGGGTTTCGACGAGATCAAGTCCAAGGCGGAACGTGCCGAGACCCTCGAGGCTGAGCTCGCCGAGTTCAAGAAGCCCAAGGGCAACCCGAAGGACGGCGAACCGTCTGGCATCAGTGCCGACGACGTCGATAAGCGCATCAACGATGCGATCGAGAAGACCCGCAAGGAAGAGCGCGAAGCGCTCGCTCTCGACCGCGCGACCGATGCGCTCGACAAGGCCCTCACGGGCCGCACCTTCGAGCCGAGCAAGCTGCTCACCCTGGACCGCAAGTCGTTCGTGAAGGACGGCGCGGTCGACGCGGACGCGGTCAAGGACTGGGTGGAGAAGAACTCTACCGATGGTCCGAAGCCGCGCAGTTTCGACCGCGGACAGGGCAACCGTGATGCATCGGCGAACGGCACAAGTGTTCAGGCAGGCCGGGACCTCTACGACCAGCGACACAACTCCAAGAAGTCCACATCCTAGAAAGGAATCACCATGCCTCGTCTCTCTTCTGAGATCATCGGCTCCGGTGACATGTCGTGGCTCGGATCGTTCCACGGTATCGGCAACGCCCGTACTGAGACGATCGACATCTCGGCATTCACCGCAGCAACCCACTTCCCGAACGGGTACATCCCGTCCGGTTTCCCTCTCGCGAAGGTTGGGGGCCTCATGGTCCCGTACGACCCGACCGTGGGCGTGACCACGAACGCTGGTGTCCTCGCCGGTCACCTGCTCACCGACTACCGAGTCGTGGGCGGATCCGCTGGCACTGACACCGCCGCGCCCGTGCTCGACCACGGCCGCGTGAAGGCGGCTAAGGTCGCCGGTCTTCTCGCAGGCCTGTCCACCTTCGTCGGCCCCACCGTGCCGGCGAAGAACGCCACGACCATCGTCTACATCTAAGGAGGATGACAAATGGCACTCTGGACTGACATTGTCGAGCCGGCCGAACTGACCGGCTACGCCCGCGCTGCTCTCGCTGACTACGAGGCATCCCGCGGCACTCTCGCCCGTTACCTCCCCAACCGGGAAGTGGCGGACATCGCTGTGCGTTTCGTGCAGGGGCAGACCGGTCTCGTTGAGACCGCGAACTTCCGCGCCTACGACGCCGAGCCCGAGGTCGGTAAGACGCCCTCCGGAAAGCGCGTCACCCTTGAGCTCCCGGCCCTCGGGCAGGAGCTTCCCGTCACCGAGTATGTGCAGCTTCGGCAGCGCAACGCTTCGGACGACGCGATCCGCGCGCAGTTGTTCAACTACACGGGTCGCGCTGCACGCGCGGTGTCGGAGACGATCGAGCGTTTGCGCGGAATCGTCCTGAACACCGGCAAGGCGACCATCAACCCCGCCAACTTCGGTGGGGCGTTCCAGTCCGATGACGACTTCGGTCGCTCGGCAGGACACACGGTGGCTGCGGTGGCTCTGTGGTCGGTGGACACGACGGACATCCTCGGCGACATCCAGGCGTGGTCCGACACCTACCTGACCGACAACGGCGTCCTGCCGGGCTCGTTCCTCACCTCGACCCGCGTCGTGCGGGCCATGGCGAAGAACAAGCAGTTCGCGACGGCTCTGGTGTCCGGTTCTTCGCGCCCGGCAACGCTCGCGGATGTGAACGCGATCCTCGGCGGCAACGGCCTCCCCGAGCTCGTCACGTACGACCGCCGCGTGAGCGTCGGAGGCACGTCGACGAAGGTCATCCCGGATGACCGGTTCGCTCTGCTGCCGGCGCCCGTGGAGACGGACGACTGGGAAGGCACCGAGCTTGGCGCGACGTTCTGGGGTCAGACGCTGACTTCCATGGACGAGCGCTACGCGATCGAGGATGTCGACCAGCCCGGCATCGTCGTTGGCGCCTACCGGAACGAGAAGCCGCCGATGATCGCCCAGATCATCAGCGATGCGATCGGCATGCCGGTCCTCGCGAACGCGGACCTCTCGCTCGTCGCGGACGTCCTCTAACCCGATCACGGAAAAGCACGGGGCGCTCGAGAGCGCCCCGTGCTGATTCCCGATCACTCACCGAAACGAGGAAGTCGTCATGAGCACACTGGTCACCACGGTTCACGTCGCCGACAAGAACGGCGACAACCACATCTTCGGCCCGGGGGACAACGTCCCGAAGTGGGCGAAGGAGAAGATCACCAACCCCAAGGCGTGGGCCGAAGAGACCGACGAAGACGCAGCCGCCAAAGCTGCTGAAGAGAAGGCCGAAGCCGAGGCGAAGGCCGCTCAGGAGGCTGCAGACGAAGCTGAGAAGCAGGCGGCAGAAGCCAAGGCTGCGGCTGCTGGCAACTCGCCCCTGCCGATCCCCGCGAAGGGTGGACCCAAAGCCACCGCCGAGGCGTGGGCAGCATACGCGGTCCAGGAGATCACGGCTCGCGGGCTGAACATCGAGATCCCCGCCGACGCTACTCGCACCGACATCATCGAGGCGCTTCAGGGCGCCGGCATCCCGACCGAGGAGTAACCATGTTGGTGGACGTCACCGCAAACGACATCGTGAACCGGTGGCGTCCACTCACCCCTGGTGAGACTGCGATCGCGGAGACGCTGATCGAGGACGCGCAAGATGTTCTCGAAGGCGAGCTCGAGCGACGCGGCATCACCGAACCTCCTGCCGGCGATGACCGCTGGGAGCGCTCGTACATCCGTGTGGTGGCAACGATCGTGCGACGTGTGTTGCAGAACCCGGAAGGGTACCTCTCCACCGCCGTCACGATCGACGACTACAAGCGTGAGTACCGCCGCGACTCGGCCGTCTCCGCCGGCGTGCTCTACGTTTCCGACCTCGAGCTCAACGCCCTCACGCCCGCGGCCCGTCGCAAGCGGGGCGCGTTCAACATCGTGCTGGGGAACTCGTGAGCGACCCGATCCTGATGGAAGCCCTCGACGCAGGGCGTGCGGCAGCAGAAGCGCGCATGACTGAGACGATCATCGCCGGCGTCGAGACCGAGGCGGTCGATCCTGACACTCTCGAGACGATCACCATAGTCACCCCGACCTACGCCGGTCCGGCGCTCGTGAAGTACCCGACACTGACGGTATCCGACCAAGACGCAGGCGGGCAGCAGTACACCGCCGCTCAGGTCACCGTCGGGGTTCCGGTGAGCGCGGGCGTCCTGCCTGTCGACTCGATCATCACGCCCACTGCATCGACGGTCGACCAGTCGCTGATCGGGCGCCGCTACCGGGTAACGGCAGCCCCCCAATCCGGGCAAGTCACAAGTCACCGGCACCCTGTCGAAGAACTCAACTAGAGGAGACGACGTGGCTGAATCTGACTTCGGTCTCGACGACCTCAACAAACTCTCCGCTGACTTGACTCAGGTTCCGAACGTACTGCAGCCCGAGGTGAAGTTGTCCCTCAACCAGGCCGCGTTCCATACCCGGGATGAATGGCGGAAAGACGCCGCTAAAGGGGTGCTCGGAAGCCAGTACGCCGCGTCGATTGACGTCGAAGAGCGCGAGTTCGGGGCTTTCGGACAAGGTGTGCTCGAGGTCAACGTAGGTCCGAACCTGGCCCGTTACGGCGGCCGGACGGGCAGAGGCGGCCTAGTGCCGTCCGCCGGCATCTTCGACGATCCAGAGAGCAGCGGCGGCATCAAAGGGGCAAAACCTTCACGCGCGCGTCGCAAGGCGGAGAAGTTCGCGGAAAAGGAACTGGTCGAACGTCTAGAAGTCGCCGTAGATGAGTCGCTGAAGAAGTTGGGCCTCTGATGATTGCCGAGTACACGGACGTGAATTCTCGGCTCACTGCAGATCCTGCGGTGAAGGTGTACGACGCGGTCCGGCAGGATTCGACAGGCAAGCTGCTGCGGGAAACCTATCTGCTGCTGTTCCCGGGCGCTGGTGATGCTGACGATGCTCGCGCAACATCCCCGCAGTCACCGGATTCGGATGTCGAGTACGAGTGGCGCATCCGGGTGGTGTCGATCAACACGGACGGGATCATGCTGCTGGTTGGCAAGGTGCGCAACCTGCTTTCCGGGCAGCGTCCTGTCGCGGCTGGGCGTGACTGTTCGCCGATCATTGTCGAAGATGACGGCGATGTGGAACCGGACTATTCGATCACCCCACCGTTGCTGTACTGCGATCTGCTGATCAGCTTCCGTTCCAACCGCGCGTAACCGCGCCCTCTCTTCTTCACCGGTCGTCGGATCGGTGATTCCGGCATGCCCGGAAACAAACGGTGGACCAACCCTCAATCCCTCGGCTTCGGGGGTCTCGAAAGGAAATTCTCATGGCCGATGTCGTTGACGTTGTACCTCCCGCAGTGGACCAGACCGGGAACCTGACCGTCTGGTTCGTTCCCACGATCGCGGATATGGCCGCACCGAAGACTGCGACGGAGCTCGGTGCTGCCGGCGCGTTCCGTATCACCTACTCGTTCACCCCGGACGGATACAACCCGACCGGTGACCAGGAGATTCTCACCGACGACCGGCTGACTCTTCCGCAGGGTCTGCAGTCGCTCGGCAAGGTCACCGCAGGTCTGACCCTGAAGTACGTCGACTCGACTGCTGCGAGTTCCGCAGCCGTCGTGCTGAAGCCCGTCGCACCTGCGACGTCTCTCGACGGTTACCTGGTCGAGCGCCCGAACGTACCGAATGGAACGCTCGCGGCGGCCTCGCAGAAGGTCATCACCCGCAAGGTGACTCTCGGCGCGCAGATCCCGGGCCCTCGCGACGGCAACGGCAAGTTCACCTGGACTCAGGTCGCCGCTGTGACGGGCGTCGTCACCCCCGGCGTTCTCGCCGCGTAACAACCCCTGTGCGGTCGGTTCCACCGGCCGACCGCACAGGTCTTCCTTTCTCACGGTGGAAACGGTGGAGGTAAGTCATGAGTTTCAGCGAAAAGCTGGCAGCAGCGAAAGCAGCACCACGGAAATTCGAGGACGTCGACGTGCTCCTCGATACGGAGTTGGCAGAGGCTCGCTCTGCACTGCAGGAGGCCCTCGACGATCACAAACGCCGCACTGAGGGCGACCAGCGACTGACTGCGGTCGATGCGGAGGCGGCAGAGATTCAGAAGCAGCTGGACGAGCTGATCGAGAAGTCTCGCGAGTCGATTGTCACGCTGCGGTTCTACCGACTCCCCGGCGACGCGTGGGCGAACATTCAATCCCACTGCCCAGCACGCCTCGGTGTGCCTATGGAATCGGATCCGACATTCGGGTACGGCTACAACATGCAGCAGGCCACCAAGCTCGCTGCCCCTTACGTCGACGGCCGCGGACAGATTTACGCTGGCCGGGTCGAAGGCGATGAAGTGGTTCCCCTGCAGTACCGGGCGAAGACTGCGGATGATCCTGGCGTGAACGAGTGGGATGACCTCTTCAGTGTCATCTCGGGTGCCGAGCAGGCACGGATCGAATCGACGGTCTACTACCTGAATGTTGCTGAGCCGACGACCAACCTGGTTGATCTCAAAAAAAAATTGGGTCTAACCGGCGACTGAGAGAAGAACTCTCCCTCGCACTGCATCTCGGCGTCGCCCCCCGTGTTCTTTCCGGGTGGGCGCCCACCGAAATCACCGAGTACGAGTACGGCGCTGACGGTCGTGTTGCGGCGTCGATCACAACGTCAGAGAGCCCTTTCAACCAGGAACAGGTCGATCTCCTCATGGCCATCCGTGAGTACCAGCAGAGCCTGGATTCGAACGGCATCCCTTACGAGCTGGCCACGTCGCCGGAGGCTGACCCGAACCCATCCTCTCCTCAGCGAAACCCGGTCCGCTTCTTCCCCAAGGGCCCCTTCGTGAACTTCGCGGAGAAGGCTCGGCTCGACGCTGAGGACGCCTACAAGAAGGCTGGCGAAGACGTGAACATGAACGGTCTGTTCTGGACCGTCGAAGAGAAGAGCTTCGCGGCTAACCCCGACGCCTAGACATGATCGCCCCGACGATTCCGAGTGCCACTCCGAGCCCGAGCAGTACCGCGCCGAAGAGGTAGTTCTGCGTCTGCATGTTCGTGACGATCCAGATGATCCCGACGACGACCAGCAAGGCGGCGGCACCTACCGCGACGCCTGAGTAGTCCTTCGTTTTCCCCATGCGCTGAGCGTAGCCAATTTCATACGACGAGACGAGGTGTGCCTTGGCCGATCGCGTCATCAAGATCACGATGCAGGCCCAGGTCGCGAACTACATCGCCGGCATGCAGCAGGCGCAGCGGGAGACGAATAAGACCACCAAAACCGCTGCCGATGCTAAGGCTTCGTTTGAGGCCCAGAACCAGGCAATGACGCAGCTCGGTGTCGGACTTCTCGCGATGGGGGCCCTGGCGGCTGCGGGTGTCGGTCTGGCGATCAAGAAGTATGCCGAGTTCGACCAGGCCATGTCTG